CTGATGTTCTCGGCGAACGTCGATCATGATGGCGATCGGTACGGGTTTGTAAGGACGCTTAAGAGCGCGCAGGACGAAATCAACCATCGGCGGTCAAAGGCGCTGCACCTGCTTAATATGCGCCGTGTGGTCTCTGAAAAGGGTGCGGTTGACGATATCGAGATTGCAAGGCGGGAATGGGCCAAGCCGGATGGTTGGGTCGAGACCAATCCGGGCCTTAAGATGGAGCCCGATCAAACGGCTGTCTCTGACTTCAAGGGGCAGCTCGAAATGCTCCAGGAGTCCAAGACCGAAATCGAGAACTTCGGGCCTAACCCGGCTTTGATCGGGCAGGGGCTAGAGGATTCGAGCGGTCGCGCTATTGCGCTGCTTCAGCAGGCCGGCATGGCAGAGCTGGGACCGTATCTGTCGGCCTATAAGAACTGGAAGATACGGGTCTATCGCTGCATCTGGAATATCATCACCGAACACTGGAAGGCCGAACGCTGGATCAGGGTTACGGACGATGAGAACGTGGCTCAGTTCTTCCAGATCAACAAGCTTTCGACCGATCAATACGGCCATCCGGCGATCGTCAACGCGATCGGCTCGATGGATGTGGACTTCATCATCGATGAGGGCCAGGACGCCATCAACATGCAGGCGGATGCGTTCGGCGTGCTTCAGAGCCTTGGACCGCAGTTCGCCCAGCAGTTCCCCGAGATCGCGATCGAGCTAAGTCCGATTGAGCAGGTTGTGAAAACCAAGATGCTCAAGAAGATCCAGGCGGCCCAGCAGGCCCCCCCGAAACCAGATCCGAAGATACTGGCGTTGCAGGCCCAGCAGCAGCTTGACCAGCAGGCCGCCCAACAGGAAGCCCAGCAGAAACAGGCCGAGTTTGTAGCAGAGCAGCAGAGGCAGGCCCAACAGGCTGAGTTCACGCGCCAGCAGACGCAGCAACAGATGGCCTTTGATTGGCATCTGAAGGAACAGCAGGCCAAGCTTGAGATGGATATCGAGCAGCGGCGCGCTCAGAACCAGATGCACATCGACGCCATGAAGGCGGCGGCCACTATTCAGGCGGCCCGTGAAAAGGGTGAGGTTGACGCGGAAATCGCGCGCACCAAGGCGAAGAACAAACCAAAGAAGGCATCAGCATAATGTCGAATATGTCGATATCAGAATATTCGGTGCTGCCAACGATATCTGGCGGCACTATGCAAGTAGCGCCAGAGCCGTCGCTCGTCGATCAGGACGACGTAGCCATTGGGGCCAGTTCAACTCAATCAGCCGCTTTCAGCAATGCCACGCAATATATTTCAGTTCAGGTTGATGTGGCCTGCCGCATCAGGATCGGAAGCAATCCGACCGCTGTGGTGACAAAGAAGCGTCTCCCCGCCGAGGCGTTTGTTTATTTCAAGGTCAACCCCGGCGACAAGATTGCTGTAATTGCCAGCTCTTAAGCACCAAGAATCGCACGAACCGGCGACATAGGTTCAAAGACTACCCGCACGCCTGAGCGACAGAGGGCAATACGTGATCGCACGAAACGCGAAAGGGTGAGTTAATGACTATCGAAGCACTTGAAGGAATTAGTGACGAAGAGCTGTATGCAGATGCGAACGCGGACGAAACGGCGGTAGAACCCGCTGCGGAGCCCGATGAAGCGCCTGCCGAACAGACCGAGCAACCGACCGCCGAAGCTACTGCTGACACACCAGCGGAAGCGACGGCGCCTCTGGCGACCGATCCGCCGGCAAGAACGCCGGTTGACGACAACGCGCCGCAGGTACCGTCATGGCGGGTTAGGGAGATCAACGACGAGAAACGCGCGCTGGCCGATAAGGTCGCGGCACTTGAGGCCGAAAGGGTTCAATGGCAGCGACAGCAGCAGGCGCCGAAACCTCCCGAACCGGTGAAGGTTGAAAAACCAGATCCGCTGCTCGATCCAGATGGATATGAGAAATACCTTGAAACCAAGTTCGAGGAAAAGCTTCTCAACAACCATCGGGAATCATCGCTCGCTCAAGCTCACCGGACATACAAAGGGGAGTTCGAGGAGGCTTACGCGGCTGCACAGAAGCAAGTCGATCCTGCACTCAGGGCTCGAATGCAGCAGTCCCGTGATCCCGGAGAAACCCTCATGGAATGGCACCGTGAGCAGAAAACAAGGGCCGAAGTCGGCAACGACCCCAACGCATACTTCAACAAACGCTTCGAAGAGTTCCTGAAAGACCCGGCCAATCAGGCCAAGGTTATGGAGCGCATTCGCGGCGGAGTTCAACCCCAACCGACCGGCGCAACCCGTCAACCGTCGCCGGTAAGCCTTCCGCCATCCCTTACTCGGGCGACCAGTGCATCCCTAGACGTTTCTGCGGATGACAATGACATCTCCGACGATGGGCTCTGGCGACACGCCAACGCTTAAAACCAGCCGAAACCCTGACGAACGACCCGCCTTGATGGCGGGTTTTTTATTGGGCTGACGGCTTCAGAAAGGATTAGCCGTCATGGCTCTTACTACCGTCCAAACCAACAATAAACTCATCAAGTTCACCAAGCAGGTGAACCGTGAATGGGTCCGCGAAAACCTCTTTGCTCCGTATATGGGCGAGGACATCACCGCCATCATCCGCAAGCGCATGGAACCCGTTTCCGGCGGCGAGCAGATGAACATCCCGATGGTTGCCCGTCTCGGCGCACAGGCGATCGGTTCTGGCGCTCTGGCCGGCAACGAGGAGTCCGTAGACAACTACGGCATGCGCGTCTGGATCGACTGGGCTCGTAACGCGATCAAGACCAACAAGGCTGAAAAGCACAAGGATTCGTCCGCGATCTTCGACGTGGCTCGCCCCCTTCTGTCGGATTGGCTGAAGGAACTGAACCGCGACGAAATCATTGCGGCGTTCTACGCGCTGCCGTCCGAATCCGCGCCTGCGGGTCTTGGTTCGGCCGCCGGCCAGCGCGTTAACGGCATCCTGTTCGATTCCGCTACCGCTGCCCAGCGCAATACCTGGGTTTCGGACAACTCGGATCGCGTCGTTTTCGGTGCGTTGAACTCGAACTATAGCGCGACCTTCGCAACCGCGACGGCTACGCTGGATTCGACCAACGATATTGTCAACGCGGCGAACATGAAGTTCCTCAAGCGCGTTGCGCGTGCGGCGAACCCGAAAATCCGGCCCTTCAAGCTGAAGGACGGCAAGGAGTACTTCGTGGCGTTCCACGGCTCGCGGACGTTCCGCGATCTTAAGGCTTCGCTGGACACCATCAACCAGACGACCCGCCCGCGTGAAGGTGACGGTTTCAACAAGAACCCAATCTTCCAGGACGGCGATCAGATGTATGACGGTGTTATTCATCGCGAAGTTCCGGAAATCGACACGCTGGCTCCCACGTTCTACGCGACAGCCGGCGCCTCGGGTACGACCCCGGTTCGTCCCGTGTGGCTGTGCGGTCAGTCGGCGATGGCGATGGCTTACGGCCAGATGGCCAAGCCGACCCAGCTCGACAACACCGACTATCAGTTCAACCAGGGCGTTGGCATCGAGGCGGCTTACGGGCTGTCCAAGATGTTCAAGAAGACCTCGGGCGGAAACCTCAAGGAGTGGGGCATCTGCACGGGCTTCTACGCCGCTGTGGCTGACGCGTAATTAACCTAGAGAGAAAAGGAACAACATCATGGGTACCGGCATTCCGGCTCGCTCTAGTGGCGATCAAACTGTCAACTATCTGCGCGCTCCGATTGATTTCAATATCGGAACGGCAGGAATCGTTACCGTCGGCACGTTGCCGGCGGGCTGTCTCGTTCTTCGTGCCTACGTTGTGGTGTCCGTTGTCTTTAACTTCGGCACTAACAACTTGGTCAAGATCGGTATCACGGGTGCTGATACGACTTTTTCGGGAGCCAGCGTTTCGGTTGCTGCTCTCGGAACTGTTGCTGGCACCGTCGCTGCAACTGCAAACGTCGCGCCGTCTGCGGATACTGCGGTGATCGTGACCTCGCTCTGCACCGGCACCGCCGGCACCACGGGCAAGGCTTAC